AATCAACTGCCATTTGCAATGCATCGCGCGATTAACGATGCGGCGTTTGCAGTCAGGAAAGAAATAGTAGAACGTACATACCCTCAATCGTTTGTTGTTAAGAACAGGTCTTTTGCTAAAGCGATGTTTAGGGTTGATAAGTCACCAAACAAACGCAAACTGGTTGCGCGGGTTTATGATAGATTCGGTAAAGACTACATGGTAAATCAAGCAGAGGGCGGCACTAAGTTCGTGCGCGGTCAGTATCTAGCTATTCCAGCACAAGACCGTCCAGTTGTTAAAAGCAAAGCCAGCTATAATCGCAACGCCCCTAGAACATTATTGCAAAAGCCAAAAGTGTTTGCACAAGATGTTAATGGTCAACCGATGATATTAGAGCGCAGAACTAAAAAGCCATATCCATTAAAGAGATTATATTTATTAGAAGAACAGAATGCGAGAATACCAAAGCGTTTCCCATTCTATGAGCGAGGGCAAGCAGTGGCACGTAAATCATTCGCTGATAACTTCACAAAGCGGTTTCAACAGGCAAAAAGGTCTGCGCGCAGATGAAAAGGTACTGGGACAGACTAACAGTCGTGGGTAACGCGCGACCCTGATATTTATCTAGCGACAGAATTTGCATAAAAAATAGGCAGTTTTAAAATATGACAAAACCAACTGGCAATCCTAGAGGCAGACCAGCAATTCAGGATGCGGATTATAACGCGGCTAGAGCGCGTAAAATGGAAGCAGATGCCCAGCTTGCCGAACTAGAATTGCTAAAAGCAAAACGCGAACTTGTATCATCTGCTGATGTCTTGTCTGCTTGGGTTGATGTGTTAGGTGCAATGCGTGGCAAGCTGTTATCACTGCCAACTAAAGTTGCGCCCCTTATTGCAACTGAAACAGAAATAGGTTTAATACAGCATATTGTAGAGCAACAGGTTAGAGAGGCACTAGATGAACTATCAGCTTATCAACCATCAGAACACGCTGGACGCGCAAACATCACTGCAAGCGGTGGTGACGGAAGCGATGGCGGTTCTGAAGCCACCAGCAAGGCTAAAAGTCAGCGAGTGGGCAGACCTAGAAAGGCGTCTGTCATCGGAAAGTAGCGCAGAAGCTGGCAAATGGCACACTAGTCGCGCAGAATATCAGCGCGGGATTATGGATGCTATCAGCGACCCTAAAATAAAAGACGTTGTTGTTATGGCTGGCGCGCAAGTCGGCAAAACAGAAATGCTTTTAAACTGCATTGGATTTCACATCGGACACGACCCAGCACCTATTCTTTTAGTGCAACCGACTTTAGAAATGGCGCAAGCATTCAGCAAAGATAGACTAGCACCGATGTTAAGGGACACGCCATCATTACGCGGCAAGGTTAAAGACCCTAGAAGCCGCGACGCAAATAACACCACAACGCATAAAGTTTTTGCTGGCGGTCATATTAGTTTGGTTGGGAGTAATTCAGCGTCTGGTCTTGCCAGCCGACCTATTAGAATAGTTTTATGCGACGAAACAGATAGATATCCCGCTAGTGCTGGTTCGGAAGGCGACCCGATACAATTAGCGCGAAAAAGGTCTGCAACTTTTTGGAATAGAAAAATTGTAATGGTGTCGACGCCAACTAACAAGGGCGCGTCCAGAATTGAATCGTCTTTTGAAGAAAGTGACCAGCGCAAATTTTTCGTCCCTTGCGAAGATTGTGGGCATGAACAGGTTTTAAAATGGTCGCAAGTGCGCTGGGATAAAGACCAGCCAGAATCAGCGCATTATGTTTGCGAAGATTGCGGCAGTATTTGGAATGATGCGGCTAGATATAGGGCGGTTAGAAAAGGCAGTTGGCAGTCTACAGAAGAATTTAAAGGCATTGCTGGCTTTCATATTAACGGCATTTATTCGCCGTGGACGCCGCTGGCTGATGCGGTTCGCGATTTCTTATCAGCAAAAAGAATGCCAGAAACATTGCGCGTCTGGACGAATGTTTATCTAGCGGAAAGTTGGGAAGACCAAGGCGAACGCGTGGATGATTATGCGGTTGCAGAACGCGCTGAAGCGTTTGGCGATAGACTAGATAGCCGAATCCAGATAATAACCGCTGGAATTGATACGCAAGACGATAGGCTGGCTATTGAGGTTGTAGGACATGGTCGGGACGAAGAAACGTGGAGTTTGAGTTTTAAAGAACTTTACGGCGACCCATCGACGCCCCAATTATGGCAAGATTTAGACAACGAACTAAAAGCTACTTACATGACAGAAGATAATCGCAAGCTAGACATCCGCGCCGCTTGCATAGATTCTGGCGGTCATTATACGCAAGCCGTCTACAATTTCGTTAGAAGCCGTGAAGGTCGCCGCATTTTTGCTATAAAAGGTATGGCTGGGGAAAGCCGCCCGATTGTTTCCAGACCCAGCCGAAACAACATCGGCAAGATAAGGTTGTTCACTTTGGGGGTTGACAACATCAAGGAATTGATTTTTTCGCGATTAAAGATTACAATGGAAGGGGCTGGCTATTGTCATTTTCCTGATGATAGACCAGATGAATATTTTAAACAGCTTGCGGCATCAGAAAAGATTGTCACAAAGTTTCATAAAGGATTCCCACGGCGGGAATTTGTAAAAACAAGAACGCGGAATGAAGCATTAGACTGCCGCGTTTACGCTATAGGGGCTTTAGCTATTTTGAATTTGAACCTAAATGCTTTAGCAGACCGCACTGAAAAACGTAAAGCTGAACAAACAGCCGATGAGCAACCGTCTGTAAATAGACAATATCAACAAAGAAGAACTAGCAATTTTGTGAATGGGTGGCGTTAATGGTTAATTTGTTTGATAACACTAACGCACCTAAGTTAGAACCAGACCAGATTGTAGTCGGCGACAGGTCGGTTTGGCGTAAAATAAATTTAGCTTCAACATATCCATCAGACACATATTCAGTAAATTATATATCGCGGGTTACTAGCGGCGGCGGGACACATGAATTTAGTGTTTCGGGTGTCGCTGATGGAAATGATTATCTATTTACAATTTCATCATCTAATTCAGATGAATATGATGTCGGGCATCACCATTGGCAATTAGAGGTTACAAGAACGGCTGATTCAGAGCGCATTATTTTGCAAACTGGAAGCTGGGATATTATAACCGACTTAGATAACAATATTGACCCGCGCTCACACGCTGAAATTATGATTGAGAAAATAGAAGCAGTTTTGCAAGGTCGTGCCGATGCTGATATTGCCAGTTATAGCATACAAGGAAGGTCTTTGACTAAGATTGCGCCTAACGAACTGATAGAATGGCGCAATTTTTATCGCGCAGAATTGACAATGGAACACAGAAAAGACCACATAAAGAACGGTAGGGCGACATCAGCAACCATAAAATATAGGTTCACATAATGGGGTTTTTCGATTTTCTAAAGAAACAAGAGTCAAAAGTCGCTTCAAAGCGCAACTATGCGGCGGCTAGGGGTGGCAGATTATTCGGTGATTTTCTGGGGGCAGACAATTCAGCGGATGGCGAATTAAGATTTAATCTAGAAACATTGCGCAACAGGTCACGAGAATTAGTCCGCGATAATGAATTTGCGCGTCGTTATATGACTCTTTTAAAAACAAATGTGGTTGGCGATACTGGCTTTCATTTGCAAGTCAAGGCGCGGAATGAAGATGGCAAGCTAGACGCGTCTGGAAATACTATAATCGAAAATGCATGGAAACGCTGGGGTCGTTTAGGTTCGCCAACAGTTGATGGCAAAATGACATGGTATGACTGCCAGCGATACGCGATAGAGGCGTTAGCGCGTGACGGTGAATGCTTTATTAAGTTAATTCAAAATTCTAGATATCGCGATGGGTTTGCTATACAGTTTTTAGAAGCTGACATGATTGATGAAAAAAAGAACGACGTTTTAGACAATGGCAATCAGATTCGCATGGGCATTGAAATGGATAAGGCTCATAAACCGATTGCCTATTGGGTTTTAACAGCGCATCCGAACGATAAATATTATTTACAGCATCAAGAGCGCAAACATCAGAGAGTTCCCGCGTCTGAAATAATTCATCTTTATATGCCAAATCGGATGCATCAATCGCGTGGCGAACCATTCATGGTTTCAGCTATGTCTGCGATGAAAATGTTGGGCGCGTATCGTGAAGCTGAAGTTATTGCGGCGCGGTTAGGCGCAAGCCAGATGGGTATGATAACAACGCCAAGCGGCGATGATTATATGGGTGATGGGCTGGAAAACGATTTTACACCAATTATAAATGTAGAACCAGCCGCTATGCATCAGTTGCCAGCGGGTTATGATTTCAAAATGTTTAGCCCAGAACATCCGAACACTGGCTATGCGGAGTTTGAATCTGCAATGCTACGCGGTATTTCATCGGGGTTAGGCGTATCTTATGCCAGCTTATCTAATGATTTATCCAGCGTAAATTATTCTAGCATACGTCAGGGCGCGCTAGATGAGCGCGATGGATATCGCGCATTACATCAATTTATTATTCAGCATTTTTGCGAACCTATTTTTAGACATTGGCTAGAATCAGCTATGGATTTCGGTGGCATACCATTGCCAGCATCAAAGTTTGATAAGTTTAGCGACAATTCCAACTTTAGGGGTCGAGGATGGAATTGGGTAGACCCACTAAAAGAGATTAATGCGGCAGTGGTCGGGTTGAATAATGGGATAATGTCAATGCAAGATGTGGCTGGACATTATGGTCGCGACGTCGAAGAAACATTTAGCGCGATTAACCGCGATAAAGAACTTGCAGAACAGTTTGGTTTATCAATGGCGTTTGAGCCGTTTGGCACTAAATTGCCTGTTGAAGCTGATATAGCTGGGGGCGATGATGGCGACGTATAAAGGCGAAGATATAGACCTAAAGCCAACTGAAGCTATGGCAAATGAAGCGCAACGCGGTTTAGATTGGCGCAAGGAACATGGTCGCGGCGGCACTGAAGTGGGTGTCGCTAGGGCTAGACAGTTAGTTAATAGACAAGAATTGTCTGCTGATACTGTTCGGCGAATGCATAGTTATTTTAGCCGCCATGAAGTTGATAAACAGGGCGAAGGGTTTACACCAGATGAAGATGGATATCCATCGGCGGGGCGTATAGCATGGGCGTTATGGGGCGGCGATGCTGGACAAAGCTGGGCGCGGAACAAAGACCGCCAGCTAGATAATATCGATGAAGATAACACCCGCGCTTTATCAGGTAGCGCGCTGGAAGGTGTAAAAAACAAAGTAGAAGAACACAACGAAGAATTTGGCGATGTTAAAAGTAAGCGGGTCACAGTTGGAATGCTTTCAAAAGTTTATGAACGTGGCATTGGCGCATATAAAACAAACCCGCAAAGCGTTAGACCATCAGTTTCTAGCCCTGAACAATGGGCGATGGCTAGGGTGAATAGCTTTCTTTTTGCGGTAAGAAATGGTAAATTTAGGTCAGGTAAACATGACACGGATTTATTGCCTGAAGGTCATCCGATGAAAACAGAGAAAGAAGAAAGAATGGAAAAGAGGCACATTGTAGATGTTAAGGAGACTGAAGACTCTTATGTTATCACTTTTGGCAAATCGATGCCTGATGAAATGCAAGAATCTGGAAACGATGAAATGGAATCTAGACCATATCACGATGAAGAAGAAGAACGGATATCTCGCGCAGATTTGACTTTGCGCGCTATGGAGCTAGAAGAAAAAACAATAGACACAGAAAAAAGAACTGTAATGGTTGGCGTTTCATCAGAAGCACCAGTTGAACGCAGTTTTGGGCAAGAGGTCATCGACCATAGCCGCGATAATATGAACCTTGATTTTCTAAATTCAGGTCGTGCGCCATTATTAATGAATCACGACATGGAACAGCAAATCGGGGTGGTTGAATCTGTTGAACTTGATGAAAATGCGCGTAGACTACGCGCTAGGGTTCGCTTTGGAAAAGGTGAGCGCGCTTCTGAAGTGTTCGACGATGTTGCTGATGGCATTCGGCAGAATATCAGCGTCGGTTATCGAATTGATAGCCGCGTTGAAAGAGATGGCGACCCAGAAGACTACTATCGGGTAGCCACAACCCCTATGGAAATAAGCATCGTTTCAATTCCCGCAGACCAGTCAAGTCAAGTCGGTGTTGGTCGTGAATATTCCGAAACTTTAAAAGCAACCCCTATCGATGAAAGGAATGACAAAATGTCAGAAAATATCGATTTAGAGGCAGTTAAAGCGGAAGCCGCCAAGACTGCACAAAGAAATGCAAAGGACATAATGACCCTTGCGCGCAAACATAACAAGGCTGATTTAGGTGAAGATGCACTTGGTCGCGGATTGTCAATAGATGATTTTCGTGGTGAATTGCTAGAATCAATCGGCAACCAGCCACTAGAAACACCAGCGAGTGTTGTAGACGCACCAGTTAAAGAACAGCGCGCTTACAGCCTAGCTAAAATGTTGAGGGCGCAAGTGACGCAAGATTGGTCTAGCGCAAAGCTAGAACAGGAAATGCATCAGGAAATCGTGAAAAACACTGGAAAAGAGGGTCGCGGAATTTACGTGCCAGATTTTGCATGGGGTTCACGTTCTGGTGTTATGACAACAGCCGCTACTGGCGCAATTTCTGGTGAAAATGTAACAGATGCTTTTGTTCCAACAATTCAGCGTGGCGACTTGTTTATTGAGGCGTTAAGAGCAAGGCAAATCATGTCAGGTCTAGGCGTTACTTATATGTCAGGACTAACAAATCGCGTCAGAATACCAAAGTTTTCTGCTGGTGCAACTGCCGCATTTGTTGAAGAAGCTGGCGACGTTTCAGACCAATCACAAACAGATGCATCTGTAACTTTACAGCCTAGAACACTAGGCGCAAAAGCTACAATGTCACGTTTGTTGATGCTTGAATCAGTGCCATCAATTGAACAGGTTGTTCAAAATGACTTGCTACGTTCGCTTGCTGATGCGATTGAATATTATGCAATTCAGGGTTCAGGTTCTTCAGGTCAGCCAACAGGCTTGCTAAACACAAGCAACATTGGAAACGTGGACATTTCTGTTGGAACTGATGTAGCGGCATTAACATGGGCAGATATTACTGACATAGTTAAAACCGTTGAAGATGCAAATGGCATAATTAATCAAGCCGCGCTTGGTTGGTTGTCTAACCCGAAGGTGAAAGCAAAACTAGCTAATACTGTAAAGGTTGCAACAACCGATTCAATCATGTTGTTAAACGACCCGTGGAATAACATTTATGGGTATCGTGCAGAGTTCACAACAAATGTTCCATCAAACCTAGATTCAGGTGATGGCGGTTCTGATGCGTCAGCATTAATATTTGGTGATTTCTCACAGTTGATGGTTGGTCTATTTGGTGCGCCATCAATTCTTGTTGACCCTTACACAGCATCTGCATCTGGTGACGTTACAATTAACGTTCATCAAGAGGTCGATGTTGCTGTCAGAAATGCGGAATCATTCGCAATCACTGATGAAGTTTCAACAGCTTAATTTAACATTGTTGAGGGGCGGCGATCGCCGCCCTGAAACATCAAGGAAATGATATGAAAATACAAATCTTAGAGAAATGTTACACTGGTACTGCTGGGAATATGTTTGCTGGCGAACAGCATGATGTTAATAATGAAATTGCAGAAAAATTAATCCAGCGCGGATATGCTACAAAAGTCAAAGCAGAATCTAAAAAGAAATCTGACCGCGCTATAAAAGAATTAGTAACACCAGAAAGTGAATAATGGGCGTTGAATCTGACATTGACCGCGCTGTTTTTTTAAGCGTTGATGATTTTGGAATTGCGGCTAAATTTACGCCGCAAAACTCATTTGAACGCGATATTACAGGAATTTTTGATAACGATTTTGTTGAGGTCGATGCTGGTGGCGGGGTAGGGTTTGCGCTACAGCAACCTAGATTTTTATGCAGAACATCAGACGTGTCAACTGCAACACAAGGCGATAAATTAAGGGTTAATAGTACAAATTACACGGTTCAAATAGTGCAAGATGATGGCACTGGTATGACCACACTTGTTATGGAAAAACAATAATGGCGCACGTAAGAAAACAAATTCGTGATGCTGTTAAAACAGCTTTAACTGGTTTGACAACGACTGGTTCTAATGTTTTTCAAAGTCGGGTATTCCCTTTTGAATCTGGTAAATTACCAGCACTATTAATCTACACTAAATCAGAAACAACAGAATTTGACACAATAACACTGCCCAGAAGCACTATGCGCGTTTTAGAAATCAACGTAGAAGCATACTGTCAAGGGACTGCTAATTATGATAATACTTTAGACACGATTGCGGTTGAGGTTGAGGAAGCCATTGCCGCAGATGTAACTCTTGGCGGTTTGACAAAAGACTTGCAGACCGTTGGGTTTGAAGCTGATTTTAGTGGCGATGGTGAGCAAACCGTCGCGATTGGTCGCTTCACAATATCGGCAACCTATCGGACAGCCGAAAATGATGTAGAAACAGCCGCGTAGAAAGGAAACAACATGGCGACTTTTGCTGGTAAAGATGGGATTGTTAAGATTGGAAGCAATACCATCGGGGAAATAAGAAGTTATTCAATCGAACAAACTATGGACACGATAGAAGATTCAAGCATGGGTGATGCAGACAGAACCTATGTAGCATCTTTAAAATCATTTAGCGGTTCATTAGACTGTTATTTTGATGAGGCAGATTCTGGTCAGACTGATTTTCAAGTCGGTGACACTGGGACTATTAGCGTCTTAATGGAAGGCGACACCAGTGGCGACCATTCTTTATCTGGTTCAATTTTGGTAACAGGCAGAACAATAACTGCATCATTTGATGGAATGGTTGAGGCATCAATTACATTCCAAGGAACTGGCGCATTAACCGAAGGAACGGTCTAATCAATGTCATTAGCACAACAGATTAAAAGCCGTTTCGATGAAAAGCCAAGGCGCGTTATTGAAGTTCCAGAATGGGGCGATGATGGCGCGCCGTTGGTTTTGTACGTATCAGAATTGACAGGCGGTGACTTAAAGACGTTACAGCGCAAACATAAAGATTTTTTAAATAATCAAACAATGGATGCGATGGTCGATTTGATAATATTGAAAGCTGAATTAGAGGATGGGAAAAGGGCTTTTACATTAGAAGATAAGCCGATAATAATGAGTTTTAGTTTAACTAGCATATCAACCCTAGCTGGCAAAATGTTTGGTGATATTGAAACCATTGATGACCATGAAAAAAACTAAAAGACTATCCGCTGAGAATGAATATTCTGGCACTTGCGGATAGGTTGCATAAGACCCAGCCAGAAATTGAACAGCTTACTTTATCAGAACTAAATGAATGGTTCGCATATTTTAAGGTTATAGAAGATGGCAGACCAAAAACTTAACATTCTAATTTCTGCTATTGATAAAACTCAACGCGTTTTTTCTAGCGTCGGGCGTGGTTTAAAAGCTGTTGGGCGTCAGATAACAAGCGTTAAAGGTTTGCTTGTTGGGCTGGGCGCAAGTCTAGCCCTTAAAAAGTTTGCTTCACAGATAGATGAATTGGCTAAACAGTCTGCTAGGATTGGTCTTACTGTCAATCAGTTGCAGGCACTACAGTTCGCGGCGGGGCAGACAGGTGCAGAAGCTCAAACGCTGAATAAAGCATTAGACAGATTTAGCCGCGTCATCTCTGAAACTAATCTAGGAACTGGGATAGCTAAAAGGTCTTTTGAAGAATTAGGGATAACTTTAAAAAATAACGATGGCACTTTAAAAGGCACTGACCAGCTTCTAAAAGAAGTTTCAGACGGTTTATCACAAGTTCCAAATCAAGCTGACAGGGTTAGAATAGCGTTTGATTTATTTGGGCGGTCTGGAACAAACCTAGTTAATTTATTGCAAGGCGGTTCGGAAAATTTAGAACAACTTACAAGCGCATTTAACGGTTTGACTTTACAATTAACAGGAAAACAAGCAAAGGCTGTAGAAAGGGCTAATGACACCTTTGATGCATTAGGAAAAACTTTTGCATCTTTGGGGCAACAAATAACATCTTTGATTTTACCGTTATTTGCTTCAATCGCAAAGTTTTTGACAAGGTTAGTATTAGGCGCAATAATTAATGTAACTGACGCAATTCGGGAAACAATAAATTTTGCTATTGATTTAACTAATGAATTAGGCGGTGCAAAATTAGAGAGAGTAGAATTTGGATTAAAATTTTCTAAGCAATTAAAAGAAATCAACAAAAACTTGGCACTCGCGGGTCAGGAAATAACGGATTTTACAAAAATCGCAAATGAATCAGACCCGACTATTATTACCGTTTCCGATGGTCAAGTAAAAAAAATAAACGAATATAGAGACGCCATCAGAGGCGTTAGAACTGAATTTGAAGATTTTCCAGATTTCGCTTCTCTGTTACCACCCGAAACAATAGAACCTTTTGACATGGCATTAGATACTTTTGGCGAATATCCTAGCGCAGTTTCTAACGCTAAAGACGCAGTCGAACAGTTTGGGCTGACTATGCAAGATGTAGCGCAACGCGGCATTAGGTCATTAGAAGATGCAATGGTTGATTTGATATCTGGCACAAGGTCAGCCAAAGAAGCGTTTGCAGATATGGCGCGTTCTATTATTCGCGATATTATTAGAATGCAAGTTCAGCAGAATATCACACAGCCATTAAACACGGCTATCAGCGGGTTCTTTAATCCTGTTGGCGGTGGTGCTGGTGGCGGCGGGAAAGCCATCGGCGGGGCAGTTCAAGCTGGTCGTCCTTATATGGTTGGCGAACGCGGGGCAGAAATGTTCGTGCCAAATCAATCAGGCGCGATAGTCCCTAATAATAGACTAGGCGGCGGCAATGGTGTTATAATCAATCAGACTATTAACATTTCGACAGGCGTTCAGCAAACAGTCCGCGCAGAAATAAGCCAGCTTATGCCGCAGATTTCTGAAGCTACCAAAGCGGCGGTTATGGATGCTAGACGGCGTGGCGGTTCATTTAGTGCGGCATTTGGGTGATAAATTATGACAATTACATATCCGCTAACCTTGCCGACACAAACAGGAATCGCATCTGTTGAGTTAGAAGCGTTAAACGCAGTTGCAATCAGTCAATCGCCGTTTAGTTTTAAGCAACAGGTCGTGGCTTTTTCTGGGCAAAGACTTAGCGCAAATGTAACCTTGCCGCCTATGAAGCGCGCAGACGCTGAAGTCTGGATATCTTTTTTAATATCGCTAAAAGGTCAAATCGGCACTTTCCTGATGGGCGACCCTAACTGCGCGACGCCGCAAGGTTCAGCATCCACTAACGCTGGGACGCCGCTTGTCAATGGCGGTAGTCAAACAGGCGCAACTTTATCAATAGATGGCTTACCAGCAAGCGCAACAGGCTATTTAAAAGCTGGTGATTATATCCAATTAGGTTCAGGGACAGGGACGCAGTTATACAAGATTCTGGCTGATGTTGATTCAACCGATGGCGGGAATGCTACAATAGATATTTATCCTAATTTACGCAGTTCACCAGCCGATGACGCGACTGTTATTGTAAGCAATGCCAAGGGATTATTTAGGCTTGCAAACCCGCAAACAAACTGGTCGATAAATAACGCATCTTTTTATGGCATAACATTTTCAGCAATCGAGGTTCTAACATGAGCCGCGATTTAATCTCAGGATTATCAGCACTAACGACAGCCGCAAAGATAGAACCATTTTTTGCGGTTCGTATTTTTTTTGACACTCAAACGCTGAATTTCTGGTCTGGTCTGGGCGATATGAATCTAGACGGCGTGACCTATACTGGCACTGGCAAGATGCTACAAATATCAGACATAGGCGAAACAGCCGAAATAGCCGCCAAAGGCGCGGTTATAACATTGTCGGGTATTCCGTCGGATTTATTATCACTGGCTATTTCAGAAGCGTATCAGGGGCGTGAATGCCGCATATTTTTCGGGGCAAAAGATGTTAGCGTTGATTTGCTAGATGCTGAAAATACTGATGATATTACTACAGAGGGCGGGTTAAGAATACGACTAACGCAAGATGATGGGCTTGGTATGTCAGAAATATTTTCTGGATATATTGACACTATGAATATCGACGAGGGCGCAGAAACTAGCACTATTGCGCTGACTGTTGAAAGCAAGTTGATAGATTTAGAACGTCCCAGAATTTTTAGATATACAGACCAATCGCACAAAGCCAGATATCCAGCCGACAAGGGATTTGAATTTGTTGAAGATTTGCAAGATAAAGTCTTTAGCTGGGGGCGTAAATGACTGATTGGATGTCAAAAACAGATGAATATATCTTTTCAGTCAAGCATCGCCCATTTGAGTGGGGCAAACATGATTGCTTGCGGTTTGCGGATAATATTGTCGAAAGCAGAACTGGTAAAAAGATTTTTCAGGATTGGTATGGCAAACATACAACAGCTTTTGGATGTTTCTACAATTACAGAAAAAACCTAAAACAAACTGGCTTTAAAGATTTGGTTGATGCCATTGATAGCCGTTTAAAGCGCACCAATAGCAGTATTGCTAACAGATACAGTATTATAGGCAGAAGGTCGGAAGGCGGCGCGACAGGGCTTTATCTGGGCGTTTCTTTGGGCAAATGGTTTGCGTTTGTTGGTTATGATGGTCTGGAATTTGTAAAGCCGCAAAGCGACGATATAGAGTGGTTGGTTTCGTGAAAAAATTACTATCAGGGACATTTTTAGCATCGATGGGCATCTTGGCGGCGAGTGCGGTGCAAGCTGACCCCATCACTATCGGGGCGGCAGTTAGTGCGGCGTCTGCTACTTATGGCGCGGCGGCGGCGGCTGGTAGTTTTGCGGCTATCGCTGGCGGGGCGTTTACGTTTTTTGCAAAGTCTTTTCTGGTTTCTGCGACACTAGGTTTAGCTTTAAACGCGTTGACGCCAAAGCCAAAAAGCCAAGGCATTGCTGGGGCTGGAATATCTGGCTATCAGGTTAGCGGAATATCATCGGCGGCAGACCAAGCGGTGATTTATGGTCAGACAAGAATTGGCGGCGTGATAGTTTACAAAGAAACAACAGATAATAATAAATATCTGCATTCTGTTATCGCATTTGCTGGGCATGAAGTTGAAGAAATCTCAACTATATATTTGAACGATGAAGCATTGACGCTGGATGGTTCTGGCAATGCAACCGCCCCAGCTAAATATGTTGGTTATGTTCGAGTTATTAAGCATTTAGGCGAAACTGACCAAGTGGCAGACGCAACTTTGATTTCCGAATCTAATGGTAAATGGACGGCAGACCATAGACTGCGCGGAATAGCTTATATTTATTTGCGATTGCAATTTAACGGCGATGCGTTTCCAAATGGTGAGCCGCAAGTAACTGCGCTGGTTAAAGGGAAAAAGATATTTAATCCAAACACATCAACAACAGCTTGGTCATCTAATGCCGCTTTATGCTTGCGCGATTATCTGGTCAGTAATTATGGCTTAAATGTGGCATCTGGCGATATAGATGATACAAGTTTCGGGACAGCTATAAATGTATGCGATGAAAGTGTAACGCTGGCGGTTGGCGGTACGCAGTCGAGATATACTTGCAACGGCAGTTTTTCGCTAGGGCAACAGCCAAAAGATATTATCGATGGTTTATTGCGTTCAATGGGCGGTATCTTGTGGTACGCACAAGGCAAATGGCGCGTTAAGGCGGCAGAATATACAACGCCAGCAATATCATTTGATGAAGATGATTTGCGTAGCGGTTTAGCTATACAAACGCGGCATAGTCGGCGGGATAATTTTAATATCGTGCGTGGTAAATTTAGAGGCGCGGAAAGTAATTATCAGGTTAGTGATTTTCCAGAAGTAAAATCATCAACGTTTATAACTGTTGATGGCGGTGAAGAAAGTGCAGTTGATTTAGATTTGACTTTTACTGATACGGCGGCGATGGCGCAACGGATTGCTAAGATAGCTTTATATCGCAATCGTGAACAGCTAACTTTATCAGGTTCATTTGGGTTGAAAGCATTGCAAGTGCAAGTCGGTGATATTGTATCGCTTACTAATACGCGCATGGGTTTTTCTAGCAAGCCGTTCGAGGTTTCGGAATGGTCTTTTAAGCCATCAAGCGAGGGTGATTTGCTTGTTGACATGACACTGCGCGAAATATCAAGCGCAGTCTTTGATTGGAATGCAGAAGAAGCCGCATTTGAACAAAACAACACAGTCTTGCCAGACCCTTTTGATGTTCCAGCCGTCGGCATATCATTATCGCCGACAACCAGAATTATTAATGAAGATTTAACAAACGTCGTCACTGTTGATGTAACCAGTGATTCACCAGAGCGAGTTGACTTGGTAGAAGTTCAATATAAAAAAACAACAGACACAAATTATATTTCTAGCGGATTCGGTGAATTAGGCGTTTTCGAGATTATAGATTTAGAAGATGCAAATTATGATATCCGCGCAAGGGCTATAAATACATTTGGTTTAAAAGGCGATTTCACAACCAGATTAGATTTCGCGGTTCAAGGTTTAGCCGACCCGCCAGCCAATGTTTCCAATTTTAGATTTGATGTCAATTCTGGTGGAATTGTTTTAGAATGGGACGCAGTGCCAGATTTAGATTTATCTTTTTATCGTTTGAGATACGCACAACAGGAATCAGGCGCGACGTTTGCCAATTCTACAACGGCGATTGATAAAGTAGCACGACCAGCGAACAGCGTGACAGTGCCAGCGCGGTCAGGCACTTATCTAATCAAGGCGTATGATAAATCAGGCAACCAAAGTGTCGCCGCTTCTACAGTTGTCATTAGGTCTGAAGATTTGGCGGTATTTAGTAATAATTTAACGCAAGCTGAAGCCACTGCATTTTCTGGAACTAAAACAGGTTGTTCGGTTGTATCTAACCAACTTAGAATTACTGACCCATCATCTGCACCATCGACAGCAACTTATGAATTTTCAAATTACATAGACACTGGCGCGGTTAGAATTGTCAGGGCGACTATGAACATCGAGGTCGTGCGAATAAATGATGCGGCAACAGTTACGTTCGACACTTTGACAGGCAATTTCGATGCACTCGCTGGTAATTTTGACGATTTATCTGGCGGAAGTAGTTTTGCAGATACGGACGTTTTAATGTATATTGCAACCACGGATGATGACCCCAGCGCAACGCCAACATGGTCAGATTTTAAAAGATTCAAGGCTGGTGACTTCAGTGGACGTGCATTCAAATTTAAGATAGAATTAAAGAGCGATTCCGATGATGTCACACCAGCCGTTGACACGCTAACAGCAAAAGTGAGTTATAACTAATGCCGACACACGACTACATTATTGATGACCAAACGACCCCGCAATTTCGGTCAGATTTAAACAATGCTTTATCAGCTATTGTATCTAACAATAGTAGCGCAACCGAACCAGCAGATACTTTTGCGAATATGTGGTGGGTTGATACAGCTAATAATTATTTAAAGATACGCGATGAAAATGATGCGGCATGGATTATTGTTGCTGAAATGGATGTGACCAATAGCAGAATCAAGCATATTACAAATAGCATTACTGCGGCAACAACGGCTGGGATAGATATCTTTAATTCATCTGGGACTAAAATAATTGATTTGCAAGTCGCATCACAAGCAACCGCAGAAGCTGGAACAAACAACACTGAATTGATGACGCCATTAAGGTCTAAACAACTTGTTGACCAAGAGATTGGAAACATATCTGGAAATCAGGCGTTTATGAATACTATTGGAACAAATGTTGCTTCTGGGCTTACAGAAAGAACATCTGTTAATATTACGCCAACAACAACATCCGCTAAAATATTAATTTTGGCTGGTATGTATGACCAAGTAAATAGCAGTGCTGTTGAGATAGAATTACAGCGTGATTCTACAGTTTTAGTTGGTTCACGTAGAAGTTCAAATTTTAGGGAGGTTAGAGGCGATGGAACTAGTCTAACTGCTTTTGATTCAATGTCTACTTTTTGGTTAGACGAGCCAAGTACAACTAGCCAAATAAATTATAAATTAATGTCGGACGTTGCTTGTGACAATGCAAACATAATAGCTATAGAAATATCATCATAGGTTAAAAAAATGGCTGAAAAGAAAATATCAGAATTAACAGCTATAACAGGCGCAGAACTAGCTGGCGACGATGTTTTATTGATTGTTGACACAAGCGAAACACAAACTAAAAAATTGTCTAAAAATGAACTATTTCAACAAATAGAAACAGAGATTGATTATTACGGCGTCGAAAATCAAACTGGAACAACTTATACTTTAGATATTGATGACCATAATAATTTTTTAACATTCAATAATTCTAGTGCAGTTTCGGTAACAATACCAACTAATTCATCTGTTGAATTTTTAACAGGTACAAAAGTTTATATTTGCCAGTTAGGTTCGGGCGCGGTGACAGTTGCTGGTGACACTGGGGTAACTATAACAAACAACAGGTCTGCATCAACCGCTGGGGCTGGGGATGTAATAACCTTAATGAAAATTGACGATGATAGTTGGGTAGGTTTCTGATGACGGCTGGCGCATACGATTTTATTATTGAACAAGGTTCAACTTTTACGAGATTAATAACTTGGAAAGATGCTAATAGCGATTTAATAGATTTGTCATCTTATACAGCCAGAATGCATTTGCGACGCACTGCCGATGAACCAAAAACAGTAATAGAATTAACAACAGAAAATGGTCGTATAACTTTGGGTGGTTCGGCTGGCACTGTATCGCTTACTATTTCTGCGGCAGACACAGCGGCACTAGACCCTATAACTGGGGTTTATGACTTAGAGATGGTCAGTGGGGCGGTTGTGACTAAAATAATAGCTGGCGCATTTACAGTCAGAAAAGAGGTAACGCGATGACAACTGTAACAATCACAGAAACATCTAACGCGGTTACAGTAGACGATGAAAATGTTCAAGTTGTTGACGTTAGGGTTGTAAATACTGCAACAACTACTAGCGCGGGATTAATGTCATCTAGTGATAAAAGCAAGCTAGATGACATAGAAACTGGCGCAGATGTAACAGACGCAACAAATGTTGAAGCCGCTGGCGCAGTTATGGAAACAGACACCAGCACAACAAATATGCAATTTGTGGTTGATGAAGATAATATGGCTTCTGACAGCGCAACCAAAATCCCAACCCAGCAATCAGTCAAAGCATATGTTGACAGTCAGATATCCAGCAAAGATGAATTATCTGAATTATCTGGTGATTTAGACGATATTTCTGATGGCACTAATCATGTAAAAATGACTAATGCAGAACGCACTAAATTAACTGGTATTGAGACAGGTGCGACGGCTGACCAATCTGCTACAGAAATAAGAACGCTAGTTGATAGTGCAACAGATAGCAACGTATTTACGGACGCCGACCATACCAAGTTAGATGGCATCGAGGCGAATGCAACGGCAGACCAAACAGATGCAGAAATTAAAACCGCATACGAAAACAATAGTGACACAAACGCATTTACAGATTCAGAGAAAACAAAACTTTCTGGCATTGAAACTAATGCCACGGCTGACCAATCTGCCAGCGAGATATTAACAGCTTTAAAAACAGTTGATGGCTCGACAAGTGGTTTAGATGCTGACTTGCTAGACGGTCAAGAGGGGTCTTATTATCAGCAAGCAAGCACCGCTTTAAACACAAGCACCAGTTTCGGCGGGGATGTTTCTGGCACTTATGATGCTATTGTTGTCGCTGACGACAGCCATAATCACGTTATAAGCAACGTAGATGGCTTGCAAACCGCTTTAGATGCTAAAGCACCATTGGCATCACCAGCCCTAACAGGTGCGCCAACAGCACCAACAGCGGCAGTAGACGATAGCACAACTAAGATAGCGACAACGGCATTTGTTCAACAAGAGTTAGCGCAGTTGGTCGATAGCGCACCATCTACGCTAGACACGCTAAATGAAATTGCGGCGGCTATCAACGACGATGCCAATTTTAATACAACAGTCACAAATTCGTTAGCAAATCGATTGCGGGTTGATACTGACGCGCAAGGTCTGACCAGCACTCAGCAAAACAACGCTAAAACAAATCTAGGGCTAGATGATGTTGCAACCAGTGGCGCATATTCCGATTTGACTGGTACGCCAACCAATGCGACAACATCAACAGATGGTTTAATGTCGTCGTCTGATAAAACAAAATTAGATGGCGTTGAGGCGGGGGCAACCGCTGACCAATCAGCAAGCGAGATTAAGACTGCTTATGAATCAAACGCCGACACAAATGCGTTCACAGACGCGCAACAAACTAAGCTAACTGGCATAGAAGCAAATGCAACTGCCGACCAGACTGATTCAGAAATTAAAACCGCCTATGAAAATAACGCTGATACTAACGCCTTTACTGATGCCGAAAAAACAAAGTTATCTAATATAGAATCAAACGCTACTGCTGACCAATCAGCCAGTGAAATTCTAACATTAATTAAAACAGTAGATGGGACAACATCGGGTTTGGACGCTGATGTGTTAGATGGTCAAGAGGGTTCGCATTACTTAAATTATAATAACTTTACAAACACGCCAACCATACCGACAAATAACAATGAATTAACAAATGGTGCTGGTTACATCACAAGCGCGGATGG